TTAATTTTTCCATTCTATGCTAATAACATGTGTTCTTCTCATTCTTCGATATGAACTGTTTTTACCCAGAACGTACATAGTCGCCGGACTATAAAAATCATTATTGTTAGACTTCCTTAACCCGAGTATCATAACTTGGCTGTTCTTGTCATCTATAAAAGCTACATCAATCTTTTGTGGATTAATTGAATTTTTTGGAACTATAACGCATAGCCTGATTTCTTTATCAATAAAGCATTTATGCAAAAAATTATAATTGATAAGCCTATCTTTAATGTTACTATATTCATAATGTTTTTTTATAGATTCGTGTGTAATTTTCCCTTCAGCTATTCTTCCAATGATCTTTTTAGCGCTCACTTTTTTATGTGTGTAATGCAAACCTAATAAGTGGGGTAAATTATTTTTATGAAAATTTATTTTAAAGATGGGAAGCAATTTATATTTCGTTTTAATTTCCACATAACCTTTGCAAAAGCAATTAATAAAATCATTCAAGATGTCTTGTAAATCAACATCGTTTTCACTATTTATTTTTAAATACGTTGTGTTCCCCACCTAGTACACCCCTTAAAAAATATCCCTACAAACATTAATGTAAGTAGGGATTATGTATATGAGTGATGGCAAGGAAGAAGTCTCCTGCGGGACCAACAGTCAGATATATGGCCTCTGCCGGGCTATACAATTCACTCCTGATTGTATATAACTAAATTAATAGTTACTTGACGAACTAACTACGAACGAATGCAAGTTAGGAAGAAAGAACGGAATAGAGAGTTGACTTTCTTCATAGTTAACTATAATATCTTTTAACTTTATACGCAATAGATATGAGTAAATTTTTCATACTTTTTATTAGATAGATATGAATAAATTTTTCATACTTTTTATTAGATAGAGTTAGTTTTGGTTAACTTGCGTTATATATAAACAACCACCCAGTAACTAGTATGGGTGGTTAAGGTGTGCCTGAAGCACATAATAAAACCGATAATATGTTTTATTATGTCGCAAATATTTCAGCGACTTGTTATGTACCACCACACAAACCTACTCCCATTCAGGAACACAGAGCTTTGTCGCTCGTCAGCAACGTCATATGAATTCTCAGTTCATGTTGTGGTGACACTTTAAACAGTCTGTGCCAGTAGCGACCGAGTCATTTCAAGAATGACCATTTCACATTTATATTATAACACTTGTCGTGCGTAACTGTATAGTTTTTCAGTTGTATTTAAAGTTAAGTTATCTACTTCGCGCTTTCCTTGCCTTAATTGTGAAATTACATATTGCGCTACGCCAGTTTGTTTGTGAATTTGGTAACCTGTTATATCACTTTTGATCAATTCAATTATTTTTAATTTATAATCACTCATATTATCTACGTCCATTCTTTTTATCTAAACAATAAAAATGTGTTTTTCTCCCGATAAATAATAACAATGGTAGGCTTAATAAAAACAATATTAAATACATTTGTTCTGTCATAATTGAAAACCTCCAAATAATATTATATTATATAAGTGTAAGGAGGAGCCATCAGGCTCCAAGCATAATGTTAATCTTTGTTGTTTGGCTTTCGGTCTAGGTAGCCGAGATGCCATTCTCTAAGTTGTTTTAACACTTCTGGAATTATCAGTACTGCCAATACTTGATGTTCTAGAAGTGTTTTTATTATGTCTAGCATGAGGCTTTTCACCTCCTTACACATAATTTGTAAGTCATCAACTAACCTACAAATATAATTATACTAAACAATTGTTTATTAAGCAAGTGTTTTTTTAAATTTGCATAAAAAATAGGCAAGTACCGTAGTACCTGCCTGTTATCTACATTTAAATCTTGAGAGAAATGTTAAAAAGTTCTAGTAAAATAATAGCACATTTTATCTTTAAATGTAAATAGAAAGCAGGTATGTAACGCACCTGCTCAAATAGACATGACTATGTCATTCTAACTGATTTCTCCCCATAAGTCACCTAATATCTGATTAGGTGGGGCAGAACCATTCCATGTTCTAATAGGCAAGTAATAACGTTGCCCCTCCCATGTATATCCTACCCAAACATGACCATCTTGTAACATCACTTCTGTATAATCACAATATCCACCAGGTTGGAATTGGTAAGCTACCGGGCATGATAAGAATGGTCCTATTTTTCTTACAGTGATTGGTTGATTACCGTTTGTGAATCTAGCACTTTCTTCCATGTAGTAAGTACCATATTTATTACGTTTCCATGCACTCGCAACTGGTTTAACTGTATTACTTGAAGCGCTTGACTCATTAGAGACAGTGGCAACTGGTATCTTACCGTCCATATACACTCTAATTTGCTTGATAAAGTAGTCTTTAAGTTGTAATTGTTTATCTTCCGGCAATAGGCCACGAGTTACTGGGTCAAAACCAGTGTGCAATGCTGAGCTTCTGTGTGGACATGATGTTGAAGTGAATTCGTTGTGTAATCTGATTGTGTTCCTGTTTGCTGGTAAACCCCATTTTTTTAACAATCTAGCGCATTCTTGGAAAGTTGCCTGTTCATTTTTTAAAAACGTCGCATTATCTGCTCCCATTGATTGACACACTTCAATACCGTAATAATGTTTATTGCCTAATTGGTTAGCAGTATGCCAACCTACTTGTGATTCATCTAAAGCTTGCCACACTGTGTTACCTGATACATAACTATGTGCAATGCCCGCTTCTAATCTTGATAAAGGTGCATTTACTAATCCGTTACGATATGCTTCAGCAGTCGCCCCTTTGCCCCCTGCGTCGTTGTGTATAACTATACCTTTAGGGTTACTACCACGCTTAGGTAGGTCATAACCTTTAACCACATCTTTGATGATTTTAAGTTCTACTGCTTTAGGTTGTGGCTTAGCTGTTTCTTTTTTAGGTGCTTGTGTAGGAGATTGAACTGATCGTGGCGCTGTCTCACTTTTAAAATTCGGACGGATAAACCACATAGGGAAATCGTAAGCATGTTGTCGTCTTGTAACTTTTTCCCAACCCCAGCCGGGTTGTTCGATTCTGTCAGTCCAGCCACCGCCTAGCCAATTCTGCTCATATACAATGATATAATCTAAAGTTGCTTCAATTACCCATGCTACGTGTCCGTATCCTGCACCGTAATTGCTACCGAATACAACCATGTCGCCGGGTTGTGCCAAAAAGTCCGGTGTATTTTGGTATACAGTAGCTAGTCCATCGAAATTGTTTGCAAATGGTATATCTTTTGCACCTAAACCTTTCAGAAGTAATCCAAACAAAACTTTCCAACCAGCATTGGCATAATCAAAGCATTGAAATCCATACCATAAGTCCACATTGAATTGTTTTCCCTCAGAAGTTTTCAACCACTCTATAAACTCTTTTTTAGTTAATTTTGCTTGCATTGTCGCCACCTCCATGATGATACTCATTCACATCAAAGCCAACATCGTTAGAGGCGTCTGTGAAAGGTTGTGATGTATCATATTCTTTTGGTGCTTTCGTGCTTAATTCCGGCGTTAAACTGCTGTCTTGTGATGATTTCCACGTAACTTGTTGTTCTTCTTTATTGCTATCTCTAGGCGCTTGATATGTCTGTGCTATAGATGAATCTGAGACGCCTTTTGACGTTGGGTCAGTAATAACGCCAATACCTGTAAGTAACGTGAGGATAGCGCCTATAATTGCGCTAGCTTGATTTAATTGAGTAGATAAATCTAATCCGAATAAATCCGTGACTTGCTTGATAAATAGCAACAATGCTCCAACTAAACCAGTTAGTACTGCTTTGTTTTTGAATCTCAATTTCCAGTTAATATCCATTTGTTTGCTCCTTTTATCCAAAATAAAAAAACGACTAAAAATTAGTCGTTTAAAATTATTCAATGGTCAATGTCGGAGATCCTGAATAAACATCACTTATAGTGACATACAACATCCCTGAAGGATTACTAAAGTTGATATTTTTACTTGCAACTCCGCTATTGACTCCTGATATTCCTAAATCACTTGAACCTAAATTAGTTTGCGAAACCCTCATTATACCGCTACGTACATTTTCTATTGTCACCTGATAACTTTTATTAGGTTCAACTCCATTTATTGTCCATTTTGCTGTTGATTCTTCTATGCTATCCGGATATTTATTTTTAGGTAAGGGTTTTATTACAAAAGATGAAGGCTTTTTCCATACTTGGATATTTCCAGCATATACTTTTGTATATTCTTCGCCTTCGTAAATAAGTTTCTTTACATTTTTAAAATTACCTTCCATAAAAATCACCCCTTAATTAAGTAAAGTGTATTAGGGTCTTTTTGATATATATAGTTATATTCATTTTCTGTTCCTGTCCAAATTTTAACCGTCGGTTGAGATGCGCTTTTTAGTTGATATAAACTATCCGCTTGTTGTTTAGTAAAAGCTTGAGATGACAAAACATACCGCTCGTCATGATTATGATTTTTTGGAGCATATAAATCATTTAGTGTTTGTTTGAATTCCTCAAAATCTTCTGTACTAACTTTTGAGCCAATCTGTTGCAATACACTTTCTGAAATAGAGTTGTTTTGTATTGCTTCTGCTAATTCTCTTAATGTGTTCATAGATTCAGGCGCGCTATCAACTAGTTCAGCAATTTTTGTATCCGTATACGTTTTAGAGTCGTTAAGAGTTGTATCTTTGATTTTTTCAACTTTTTGCAATTTATCTTCTAACCCTTCAACATTTGCGATATTGATTTTGTCCAATAACTCAGGTTCTGCTTTGATATCTGTATCTTTACCGTCAATTTGCCACATTTTAGTGTCAGGATTGATTGATACTACAGTACCGTTTTTACCGGGTGCGCCTTGTTCTCCTTTTTTACCTGCTTCACCTTTTGCACCAGGTTGTCCCGGTTCGCCTTTATCACCTTTCGCACCTTTAAATCTACTTTCATTCTTTTCGATGTAAGAAATAACATCTTTATCTATTTTCTCTTTAAAGTCTTTGTTCAATAAATCTGTCGCGTTATCTTTTAAGATTCTCATAATAGCATCATCTACCAATTTAACATCGATTTCTTTTGCTACAGCAGATTCAATACCACTATCAACGATATTGAAAGAAAAGTTCGCGACATGTATTTTTTCTTCTTCTTTCTCTAAAAACAGCTTACAACGAACATAACCAGCGTGTTTGATAACCTTTTTAGGTATCTTGTAGGTAATGAACCCTTTTACAACATCGTCGATAATAAGGGGCTCATTTTTGAATATAGAGCCATCTTCCATAAACAAATGTAATCTAGGTGTTAAGCCATGTGCTTTTAGATCGATACGACCTTGTTTGTCATTGATACCTATTCTTATAGATGCTGTATTTTCATCTTCAGTGTAAAATCGACAGCCAATGTCACCTAAGTCAACACCATCATTTTTTATTCTCGTTTCAACATCTTTTATTTTGTACATTTACACACCTCTTTATTTATATTTATCCCTTGTGAAGTAGATACCTTTTAAGCCGATTTGTTTATATAACTTAGCGATTGTACTTGCTTGATGTTGGCACCACTCTATAGCAGTAGCGTATTGGTGGGTAGCTGGATTCTTAGGATTCCATCTAATTCGGTACAATGTGTTTTGACCTTTATTGATGTAATCCTTTCTTACGAAGCTAGCACCGCCCATGATTGCTTTTGCTGGAGATGTCCAACCTTTATTCCTTGCAAACGTCATTGCGTAGTTAGGATTGTTGTCGTAAGCGCCAATGCCGAAGTAGTTGTATACTCCATCTTTTCCGTTAGCGAAGTTACTTGTTCCATATCCACTTTCTAAGAAAGCATGCGCGATTAAATAAATTTCATTAATGTTGTGCTTTTTACAAGCTTCTGCGAACGCTTTACCTTGATTATTCAATGTTCCCTTACCTTTAAGTATCTTATTAAGTGCGCTAACTGAAACACCTTGATACTTACCTAAATTAAGCATTTGGTAGCATTGTGTGTTACTTTCCCATATTCGTTTAACATTCATTGCCGAGCTCGTTTGTGCTCGTGTAGCGTTAGCCCAGCCCCAAGCATTAGATTTTTTCGGGTTACCTCTTGCCATTTGTTTATCCAGTGCTTGTTTGAATGTATAAGGGCTCGTTTCAGTTATAATCTGCGGTTGTTTAGATGCCGAGCCATTATTAGCTGTTGGTGATGAGTCTCTTACATTCGCTATATCAGCGTTTTTATTATCTACCATAACTTTTATTCTAGATTTTGTTACTGTTGGTTTAGTTATAGAATTTAATAATTTTTCTCTGTTTTTAAATATATTAAGTAATGCCTTTTCTAATGCTTCGTATTTATCTTTAGGGGGAACACCGTTGTCAATCATATTCCAATTAACATGTTCCAACATAGAACGCCAAATGCTGTCGTCTACTTTTAAATTTTCAATACTTAGAGGTATCTCATATTTGGCCATCATATCTACAGCTACAACCATTGCGTGAATCTCATTAAAAATAAATTCATTTTTACTCGCACTATAATCTTCACATACGTCTATAACTATATAATCAGGTTCATTAGGAACTTCAAATACAGCTCTTCTAGGTGCCCAAATATTATGTCTATCAACATAAAAGTGGGGATATTCTACATCCTGTTTGTATTTCTTCCTACTGTTATATAAACTTTCTACCGAGCTCATCGTTTGTGCGTTTCTAATCATTATTCCTTTAGGTTTTTCGAGTCGTCGATTACCTTCTACTATAAAGTGATAAATATATTCTGGATAATTAACCTCTTGGCTAGAAATAGTGTACTTTATAGTTGTTACATCTTTCCAAATTGGAACTTTTTTATTATTTTTTTCGTTATCATCACTATCATCTTCTGGTTTAGGTGCCGGTGTAGTTTTGTCTGGATGATATGGTGGTCTAACAAAATATTTAACCCCTCCACCTGGTCCATCATGATAAGAGTGTTTAATTTTATAAGGTGGACTTCCTGTTGCGTTATTTGTATACCAGTTTTGATCTACGCCATACCAATAGTCTTTTGTGCATGGTCCCACTACAATGTTTACATGTCCTGCCCAACCACCAGTCCAAACACCCCAGTCGCCTGGTTGTGGTACAAAGTCTTTTGTATTTCTAATTATCTTGAAATCTCTACCTCTATAATTAGATTTCTGAGCCATAGCATCAGCATTTCCCCATGTTCTAAATCCCCAATATTTATCGAGTAAATAATTAGGTAAATCCCAGCATTGTGCTCCCATTCCAGAACCAGGTACATCAATAGCTATTTTGTTTTTAGCGATATATAACGCCCATTCAACCACTTCACTAGCTGTGGGCTTTCTATTTTTCGGATTAGGTAATCCCATGTATGCACCTCATTTCAATCAAAATAAAAAGCCAGTGCCGAAGCACTGACTCTTAACTATTACTTACACTTACTAAACCAGAAACACGACCAAAAGCTATATCCTAAAATTCCCTTAAGCATGGTAATCACCTCCTTTAAATCCCAAAAATAGTTTTTAACAAGGCTATAACAAATGTACTTAGAATCGTCCCTATTAATCCTAGAATCCACATCTTGATGTCTCTAATATTTTTAGCATTTTTCTCTTTATTTTTTTCATCTTCTTCTTTGTCACGCCTTAGTTCTTCGAAATTTCTATCTAACTTGTCATAAATTTTTTCTTGCGTTCTCAGACTGTCTTCTATTCTGTCGAATTTTTCAAACATAGTCTTATCATTTTCTTCTAATCGCGTTAAACGCCAATCTTGTTCGTGTCGTTTGGTAAATCCAAACATTACACCACCCACTTTTTGTTAAATTAAAAAGCCTCAAGCATTACACCTGTGACTTTTCATCTTTTGCCTCTGGATATTTTTCACCAGTGATCAATGCATATTCTTCTTTGTCGATTACACCCATGTCTACGTACCACTTAATTTGCTCATTTTTATAGCAACCCCACACATAAAAAGTTTTAATGTCCTTGAAAGTTGGATAAATCATCTTAATTTTCTCCATTTAAACGTCCTCCTCTGTATTTGTTTTACCAGCTTTTAGTTCAGTCAACTGTTGTGTTAACATAGCGTTTTGTTGCTTTAATTCCATCGCCAAAATGTTTACTTGCGTCACCTGCATTTGCATACTTGCAACCATTCCGCGAAGTTCTTCATCACTCAAATCTGATTCACTTTGTTGTTTTGATGCATTCGGTACGTCTTCTTTTTCGAAATTGCTATTGTATTTAATTTCGCCGTTAGTGAAAACAAACTTTCTAGGTTCGAACTCTTCTTTAAATTTAATAGGCACATTGTTATCATCTACATCTAAACTATTGCGTAAACCGCCAGTATTAACGAATCCGATAACTTCGTTTTTATCGTTTACTGTGATTTTCATTATTTCCACCCCATAATTTTAGTTATAGTAACTTTGTTGGCATTCGCTCCAGAACCTGATGTTTTACCTAAATCAAAGTACACATCGTTATCTATTCTTAAAGTAGTGCTACTTGTTTTGGATAGTAAGCACTCATAAATACCGCCACCGTTGCCGTCTGAGTCAACTACATTCGCTTTACTCAATTGAATCGCGTTAGGTAATGCGGTTAGTCCGAATCCCTCAATAACGCCACCTGGATAAGTTCCACTTACCAACAAAATAGAATAGTTTGTGTACGGTTCAGTTAGATTGATTGTTGTACCTACACCATTTGCGCCACCGTCGAACAATACCGTTGATTTATGTTCATTAGGAACTGTCCACTGTTGCTCAAGTCTGCCGTTTGTGATTGATCGTGTGTAAATCTTTTTAGAGTTATAAGGTGTGAAGTTAAATAGCTTGTTTGTATCATCTTTAACGAATACCGATAAATAACCCTCATAACTTTCAACGCTACCTGGTAAATCCGGCACTCTTGTTGCATAGTAATTACCAGCAGTTAAATATCCCAAATCGCCTTGCGCATTATTTAAGTTAACTTGAATTGATTGACCATTCGCCTCTGTCATCTTATGTTGTTGCCAGCTCGTTGTTCCGAATTTATCATCTACATACTGCTTAGCTTGATTTAAAGCGTTGTTAGACGTTTCTTCAACAAATTTCTTCGTTAATTCTTCGTCAACTTTTTTATAGAACTGATACCATGTGCCACCGATTTTATATTTTGTGTACTCATCATTTGAATCGTCTGGATACCATGTAGCACGAGCTGTACTGTCATCAACAACATAAACAACTAACAAGCCTGATTTCCCTAAAGTATTCGTAGTTGCTGAAACTTCAGAACCATCATCAACGCCATCTTCTTTAGGCGTCTCTAAAGTGCCTATATCTTTAAATGTTGGCGCATCTGTTGCGCTAGTGATATGAATAATCCTAGATGTGTTAATTGCGCTTAAAACGCTATCTATGGACTGTTCAGACGATTCAATTGCTTTGCCGTAATCGTCGGTAATTTTAGACTTTTGCCAATTTGTTGTTGAATTACCTTTAACAAGGTCAGCGCCATTGATTTGTTGTTCAACTTCGTTAACACGTTCAAAAATCGCTTGCTCTTTTTCAACTATTTTATCGAATTCAGCTGTAACAGCTTGTGTTGCACTAGTTTGCGTCGCAGTAATAGCTTGTATAGCTTCGTTTTGCTTGATTTCGATTTGTTGAATGCCTTTTGTCGCACTATCATTCACTTTTGCTATTAACGTTTGTGTATCAGCCATATTTTGCTTTAATTGGTTAAAGTCTTTACCGACAGCTTCGATAGTATCTTGAATAGATTTGATATAAACAAGCTTTGTTATACCATCAAACCCACTAACTAAATCATTTTCAATATTGAAGCTAAATTGACGTTCAACAACAACATTATTACTCCCGTTTTGTGTAAAGAATGCCTGAGCATGCACCTTGCCTGAATGTTTTAAAAATTCATTCGGTATCACATACTGCAAACGCCCATTAATTGCGTCTACTATCGTTAATTCGTCTGAAATATAAGCGCCTCTATCTACGTTATAATCATCGGTTTTTAACACGATAGATGTTTTAACGTGTTCAGAACTTATAGATAACGGTCTGTTATTCTTAGTTACTGCAAAATTTAAAACACCAGTTCCTCTATCTGATTCATAGAAACTGATGTTTGTGTCAATAATTGGATTATATTGTGATGTTGTTTGTAACTCGATTAAGTTATCGTCTTTCGAAAAATTATCTACTACCATTATTCAACCACCTTTCCCTCGAATAAACTCCATTTACCAACGCCACCAGTACCAAAGTTTCTAACTAAAAATTGATGTGCAGACGGGAAGTTATTACGTCTTAATACTTGTGTTGTGTTACCTGGTGTATTCGATTTTACTTCTAATATCCAACCTGCAATACCTTTAAAGTCTTTAGGAAAATCAGTAAATCGTTTTGATTCTTCAGTAGTGATATAGAAATCTAAACCAACGATTTTTAAATCTGATAATTTTGTAATACTCTTAGGGATATGTTCCCAATAACCGGCGTTTTGCGGACAGAAATTCCATGCTCCGTTGTTTTTCTTATTGAAAATGTCAATGACACGTTCGAATTTAAGCATATTTCTACCTGTACTGTTTCTGGTAAGTACTTGTCTTAGAGCACCATTATAGTGTCCAGGCAGTACATCAAAGAACCAACCTGCATCTCTAAACGCTCTCGGTAACGGGAAATCTAACGCATTTTGTGTGTCTTGCGTATAGATATAGTAATGACCAACTTCCGTAATATCACTTAGATATGCTGGGTTCTGTATTGGTAACGGTTTAACACGTCCGCCTGAATCAGTCATTGATACTTGAGGTGCGATGTTTTTCAAGAATTGGTTTACACCTCTTTGACCGATAGAATAAATTGAATGATGTCTGTTGTTACCAGGTCCAATAGTTACCCCGATTAAAAGTGCTTTACGTCCTGTTTCTAGATCGTAATACATATCTAGACCCTCAGCCTCTTGGAAATCTCCTTTAAAGTTGTTATTCACACCGCCTATATCGATACGACGTTTAAATAACAATTCTTTCGTTTTGATATCGAAGCCTTGTAAGTAATTAGGGTTAGCTGGATTTGAATCGCCAGTGTACCAATATAAGATACCTGCATCATAAGCAATACCTTGCATAGGTTGCGTACCTGATGTGTATTGCATAGGGATATCCATTTGGTACAGTACTTTGTCTATACCTTTATCAATATCGTCAGCACTTCTTACTTCAACAAAATTTAATGCGTTCTTAGCTTGTTGTTCAGAAGTTTTATATTCACGTCTAAAAACCATTAAGTTTTCTATAGGATTATAAATTGCTGACGTATATCTATCGTTAAATACATTTGGCATAACGTCTTGCATTTCGTTGCCATACGTCATTTCTCCGCTTCTGTATTTAAAGCGTACAAACTTGTTATTGTTGTTAGCGTCTAACACTGCTGAATAAATCCACAACTCATTGCCGATATATCTATAGGCGTTGTGTGTGCCGTGTCCGCCATTTTTAACTAGCAGTCTATCAATAAATTGTCCGTTAGGCTTCAATCTAGATAACATGTAATGATTGCCTGGACGCGCTTGTGTCATGTAAATAATTTTTGTTCTAGGGTCTACCCAAAATGATTGCATTACTGCGTTAGTATATGGCGATAAATCTGTGATGAATTCCGGTTCTTGCTCTTTTGGTTCAAATCGGTATTCTGTCGCTTGATATTCTTTATAGTGTTCATCTACAGCTTTCTCAACCTTTTTAGTGAAAGCATCTAGTGTTGAATAATCATGATACAAACGATCTTGCAATGTCTTATGATCATAACCAGTATTATCAACACGCGCGTCTTTTACTTCGTTGATACCGTCGCCGTTATGACCTAGTACCATGTTGCTAAATCGACCGTTTAAATATGTTAAAAAGTCAGAGACGCTACTTGTAACATTTAAATGTTCATACTTTATTTGCTCTCCATTATGTGCAAATACCTCTTTATTTCTATGATATTCAAGAGAGAAATTAAAATCAGTCAGCATGTCTGAAATAAGCTTGAAATTATACTCATTTTCATCTACATATCTGTAATCGAAAACTCTACTTAAGTCTGTAATTAATTTGTTATCCATGTCTTCCTCCTTTTCTATCCGTAAAACTGGTAATAATTTTTAATAAGTTCGTACATAATAACTTCATGACCCCTCTCGTTCGGATGCAATCCGTCTGGCATACTTGATTTTCTGAACGCTGGATTATATGGCTTAAAATAATCTGTATGATAGGCATCATATACTGGTACATCCAATTCACTACAAGCCAATATCTGAGCGTTGACATAATCCTCTAACGTTAACCCTAATTTGTTTTTATCAGTATCTTTACGACGTATCGTTGTGCCACTCATAGGACATTGTCTAGTAGCTGTCATTACAAGTATTTTTGAAGTTGGATTATTTTTCCGAATAACTTCAATTGCAGAACAAAAGGCACCATAAAACGTTTTAGTATCCGTTTTATCAGTGCCTATCGGTACGCCTGCCCAATAACCATGTAACCAGTCATCATCTGTACCTTGTAATATGATTAGGTCTCCTCTTATTTGCTCTGCTTGTCTATAAATGCTGTTTTCTACCGCTTCTTTACCTATTGGAACTGTTGCCATTGTAGCACCACCTCTTGCAAGGTTTGTTGTTTTGGCTTTTAATTTATTGCCTAACATTTCAGTGAAATTTGCTTTCGCATGTGATCCTCTAGCTACAGAATCGCCAATCGTTCCAATTGTTTTTACATCTTTAATGTTTGATTTATCTATAAAATCATGAACGATAGTGCCGTCAGATGTAGTCACAGTTTTAGAGCTTACCTTCTGTTGTTTATCTTCAATCAAATCAGTTCTACTCATCAAATCGAGTGTTGATTTAGCTATTGACGCTACTTTAGACTTCAAGTTTTCTGCCGCTTTACTAGGATTAGAAAGGTTAACATCATTTAATCCAGAAACATAGTTAGCTGCAGTATTAACTTTTTTCATATATCGTTGTTCTCGATTAAACTCACCAAGCGTTACATCTTGCTTAACAATTACATTGTTTATACCCCTAATCGTTTTAACTTGTACTATACGGACTAAATCATTCAAACCTAGTTTGGTAGATTTTATTTGTACTATGTCTCCGGGTTGTGGGTCTGCTTCTGGATATGATTCTCTTAACACCAAAAAGTCCAAAGACAAAGATTGTTTTAACGACTTTTTCAATCTCGATTGTAATTCTTTATCCATAGTTTCTTGGTCAGTCACTTTACCATCTTTAAATGGTTCTGCGTGGATGTCGCCGTATATTTCAGCTAATGCACTTCTAGCTTCCATTACGAGCCCAGCGTGTTCGAATGTTTCTTCTCCTGAATAATTACCATATCCTCTAATGAAGGTGGCGAAATCACTTGCATCTTCCTCGAGTTTTATAGCGTTGGCGTTGACTTCATCAGAAATAAAATAAGACGCTTTTTGATTTGCAAAAGGCGTCAATACAAACTTATATCTGTCTTTCTTTTTGTCATACGTTATTTTATATTCTAAACCGAAATGTTCTAACCCCTTTTTAAACATTTCTAACCTTGTGTCGCCTTCACCACCATTTTCAAACTTCGAAGACTTAACCTTACCTTCGACTTCAAAAAGCATTCCAGTACCTTGAAACACAATGTTAAAATATCTTTCTACTGTAAAAGATCCTGTTACATTAACATAAATCCTATCAATCATTAACTTGTCTATAGGAATCTCTCTAGCAGTACATTCAACCAGTTGTCTGTCGCCTTCTGATTTCCTATCAATGACAGTTATTACATATTCTTTCTTGTCGTTTTCACCTTCGACATGACTAACAATCCATCTTTTCCCTATAGCGTTAATAACTTCATAAGTATATTTATTTTCTAGAATATCAAAAGTTAATACACCGTCAGCATTAACTTTTTTTACTAAAGTTGTTTCTACTGGTACAGGTGCGCCATTACCTTTAGGTGGTTTAATAGTTATTGTCATTCTGACACCTACTTATAATAAAATTTCAAATCAAACTGAACTTTTTGTACCGTTTGATTAAACTCAAATTTATTAGCTCCGTATTTAAATTTTGGTTGGGCTATATTCGTTTCGGTACTTATTTCAACACCGTTTTTATAAACTCGGAAGCTATCATAAACAATTCTGTCTCCAGCTTTTAGTTTGATCCCTTCGATTTTCATTATTTCAGCATGCGTTAAATTCCATACAAACGATTCTGTATCTTCGCCTAAAATAATTGTTATCTTTTTATACATGTTGAATTGGTCGTTAGGAGCACTACCGTGATAATAAACTGTACCTTTGCTCAAATTTTCAAATGTATACTTTCTTTTGTCTCCGCCTGCATGCCAATCAATATTAAAATCAAACGACCACAATCCAACCTTTTTGTTTTCTTCTAACTCTAGGCTTGTTCCAATACTTTCACCGTATGGTAATTCTGTAGTTTCGAATTTTAGTTCAAAAGAAACTTTATTACCTTTTTGTTTAGGGTTTATAACTCCGTTAAAAATAACTTTATACTGTTTACCATTTACATAAATTTGTTGATCGTGTCTTGAATATTCGTAATCCGGGAAGTTGTTTTTATCTAATTTCACGTAATCATCAGAAGTTGGTTGAGTAAACCTGTAATTCAACTCTTCTTTTCTTCTGATTTCTCGCAAATACATAGGTTCTATGTCTGTCGTTAACGAATACAACATATCTCGCATATAAGCAATGTCTGAACGATTTTTAACTTTACAAAAACAAGGAACAACTATATCTCTACTGATATAATTGCTCCCCATTAATATACGACCGTTCATATTTTCTTTGTCTTGATACTTTGTGTTGATTTGCATGCTATCAATTACTATATCGTTAACGATAAACCCGTATTCACTTAATTTGATTACAGTACCATCTTTTTTTGTTAATTCTATGTCCATTTGTAACCTCCTTTATAAGTAATACTCAGAATTGCGTTTAGCATTTCTGCCGTTAACAATACTAGTAAGCGCATCGTTATTGACATCGAATTCAATTTTAACAGTTTTCATGTTCGGTGATGTTTCAATAGAATGTGTGTGTTGTACTTGCGCATTTATATTTCCACCTAAATTACTTAAGTTTCCTGTAATACTAGAAATGTCAGGTGCGTTTAATGTAGGTTGAAATGCATCAACTACTTTATCTGCAACATTAGAAACATTACGGATAACTTTACTTGAATGATTATCTATACCTTTAACGAAACCTAGCATTGAATACATACCAACATCCATGAATTCACGTGAAGGTGAGTGAATACCCAAAGCACTTTTAGCTGCATCTAAAGCTTTCTTAGCAACATTTTTAGCTGCATCTACTAATTGACCAGCCATTTGTCCAATACCTCTAATTAAACCACGGATCATATCAGCACCTGCAGACACAAAATCTCCTATAAAGCTTTTTATTTTATTTACTGCATTTGTCATACCTTGACTAACTTTGTTTACAACATTAACGAATCCTTGAATAACTCTATTAACAAAGTTAATTAGCGTACTTGTTATAGTAGATACCCATTGCATACCTTTAGTGACAATGAAGTTCCAAGCTTGAGACATTTTGTCTGATATAGTTGAAACAACTTGTGTGAATATGCTTACAACTTTATTCCAAATTGTCGTTAATATACCAGATAAGAAACTCCAAATCGTATTCCATATATTAGAAATAAAACTCCACGCCGCTTGTAACGCAGTAGATATAGCTGTAGTGATAGCGTTCCAAACCTTAGTTGCCACAGTAACTATAGTGTTCCACAACGTTTGTAAGAACGTCCAAATAGCGTTCCAAATTGTCATTGCGATAGTCATAATTGTGGTAAACACTGTAGTTATTACAGTGACTAACAAATTCCAAATCGTAGTAGCGATTGTAATTATCGTGTTCCAGATTGTACTTAAGAATGTCCAAATAGCTGTCCATATCGTCATAACTATTGTCATTATCGTCGTGAAAACAGTTGTGATGATTGTAACTAAAAGGTTCCACACCGTTGTTGCAATAGCGATAATTCCATTCCATAACCCTTGTAAATAAGCGACTATTTGATTCCAAACAATCATTATAAAATTGTATACATTAGTTACTGCTGTAGTGATAGCTTTTGAAATAGCATTCCATACAACAGAAGCTACAGTTTTCAACACATTCCAAACTGTAACCATAAACGTTTTTATCGCATTCCAAGCATTTATAATAAAGTTTCTGAATCCTTCATTTTTATTCCACAATAAAACGAATATAGCTATTAATGCAGCGATTACACCAATAACTATTGTTATTGGACCACCTAAAATACCAAACACAGTTACTAGTCCTGTGATAGCATTTCTAATTAATCCAATCTTACCGAATAACAATTGGAATATAACTGATATAATTTTTAATGGTCCTTTTAATAACATGAACGCACCTTTTAAAATTGTTAATCCCGCTCTTAATAAACCGAACTTACTTACTAATGCAATGATTCTACCTATTAATCCGCCACCCATAAAGTTAGATACAGCAAGAATAATCGGTATTAAAAATCTAAATGCACCAACTAAAGTTATAATGACACCAACTAATTGTGCTGTAGCTGGATGCGCCTCAAACAAGTTAGCTATCCAACCAGTTATTGCAACTGCAACGCGTAATACTGCACTAGCTATAGGAGCCATTGCTGTTGCGAATGCAACTAATCCTCTTGCGATGTTTCCAATCAATTGCATTATTAGTGGTCCATTTGTTTGTATATAACTGACAAAGTCTTTAAACCCTTGAGATTGTCCTACTTGTTCAGACCATTCCCTAAACTTAGCTGTCATTTGTTCAAGAGATTGGAATATGCCAGTTGATGATCCGCTGAATGCATTCATCAAATTGTTAATTCCAACGAAAACATTTTTGAAAATATTACCAATGATAGGTAAGTTTGTTTTTGTGTATTCAATAAAACGAGTTATCGAATTTTCTCCAGCTGCACTATTAGCCCAGTTAGAGAAAGATTGACCTAATCTATCCAACCAATCAGCCGACCATTGAAACAGTGGTGCTAATTGCGTGAATACATTGACTAATCCGTCACCAAAACCACCTGCAGCACTTAATAGCTTGTTAAATACCGAAACACCCGTTGTATTCATCATATTAAAGAATCTTGAAGCTACACTGCTATTTTCAGCCCATTTAAGCACGCTTTGAGACGCTTCTTCCATTCCTCTTGAAATACCACTAAAAAACGGTTGTAAGCTCTGCATTGCAGTTTTAACAGTATTTAAACCATTTGCAAGAGTTGTGAAGATAGCGGATTGATTTTGCTTTATAATATCAGTCCATGCTGACTTTACGCCATCTAACGCTTTTTTGTATTCGTTTGTTGCTGAGCTAGCTTGTAAAGTGCCATCATTAAGCATCTTTATAGCGCTGATAGCCATTGCGCCAAACGCTACAAATCCTGCTCCCGCTATTGCTACGGCACCACCTAAAGCAAGTACACCACCAGTTAACACTTTGATAGCGTTTAATAGCGCAAATACTACAGGTACTACGCTCGCTATTACAGGTATTAAGATACTAAAAGATGATGTAAGTAATCCACCAACCATATTAGAACCTACAGTACCGAACACACGGAACATATTAGCTAAATTCCCCATCTGTCTTTGAAAATTGTCATTTGCTTTTATTATGTAGGCATAAGCTTTCTTTAAACCATTAGTATCGACATCTACCTTTGTTGTTTTTTTGTTCGGCAATGCGTCTAATGATTTTTTAAACGCATAAATAGTTGGTATAGAAAGCCCTGTATCTACATCTAGTCGAGATCTAGTTTTGTTTGGAATACTTTTAAGCTCTTCTTTAGTGCGTTTGATTTTAGAGTTAGCAACACCGTTGTCCACGTCTATAATAGCTTTGGCTTTAGACCTATTTAATGCTTCAAGACTAGCTTTAGATACTTTTAACACTCGATTGAATTTACTGTTATCTGCATTGATGTCAATATTGACACGCTTCTTTTCTAGTTCGGATAACTTAGCTTCTGCTTCAGCGATATCTTTAGTCAATTTTTGTTTTTGTAATTTAATCTCTGGAGTAACTTCTTTAGAGTTTAGTTTGTCTAGTTCAAAATTCGATTCTAGTACCTTTTGTTGCAAGTCTTGTATACTAGCATCTAATTTAGCTTTTACTTTTTTGTTACTAAAGGCATCTAAAGACTTTTTAGCAACTTTGATAGTTTTTTGTAATTTTTTATCATCAGCATTTAATTCGACATCTTTAGTTTGATCTGCTACTCGTTTAAATCTTTGCACAGACTTAACCGCACTATCGATTTGCCTTTTGAATTTGGCTACACTAGCTTCAATAGTCGCTTTAATTTTATATTCCGTCACATTAACACCTCTCTTTCTATTGCTTGTTAAATTCTGCTATAACTTTAAAGAATTCATTATTTCGTGGTTCGTATTCATCACGTTCGCTACTAAATCTTATATCTTTACCTTCGTTAAGCCGTTGGATATTTTCTTCATAAGGCAATACGTCGTTTGCGTTGTTAAAAACATATTCCTCTTTAGGTTTATTTTCTGTCCCAACATTTTTAGTAGCTGCAGCATCACGAATAGCAAACGCAAGTTTGTAACGTTCGAATTCTTGGGTTAGCATTTCATACTCTTTCGCATACATTCGATAGTTATATTCTGTTAATGTCATTTGCTCAATAACGTTCAAATCTGTAATACCAAGTGTTGACATACAAGTTATAACGATTCTGTCGTAAGTTATTAGGCTTCCGCTGGTTTCTCTTCCGTTTCCACTACTTCGACTAGGTTTCGGGTCATAGGTCGCTTTCCCAACTCCGTTAAAATATCCGAACCAAATTCTTCTAGTCCAATATTTTCTGCGATTTCATCTAGTGCTTCATCAATGTTATTAATAGTAATTGCTTGTTTTTTCAAGTGAGATGTAGCTGCAATTAAAACTTCGCCAATCACAACAGGATTTCCACTCTCTAAACCTACAGGCAACATTGATACACCTTGACCGATAGAAGCTTGCTCAACTTTTAAACCTAATCGGTTATCGATTTCTCTTAAAAATTTAAAACCAAAACTTAATTCTAATGACTTTCCGTTAATTTCTACATTCATAACTTAAAATCTCCATTCATGATTAATTTAAACAAAATAAATAGGGCTTAACGCCCTATTTTTATACCTCTCCTGGTGTAACCGTTGATGAATCTACCTTAGGTTGTGGAATTGCTGTTAAATCTTCGCCAGTTAACGCATCTGCTTTTGTAGTGTCATGGAATCTGTATCCAGTCGCCTTAAGTTTCTTTGTTACAGCCTCAGGTAGTGTTGCAAATCCACGTTGGAAACGACCATTCACTCCATATTCATATTCATATTCATCAATACCGTTAGCTTCTGCTTTTAATTCAAATTTATTGTGGAAACCTTGGAAATATTTCGCTTTAAATTTAGTAGCATCTCCATTTTTGCCTGGTATTCTACTTTCAACTTCCCAAGCCTCATACAATACGCGATCTACAACTGCATCTTCAATTTCATCTGCAAAATCGTCACCATAAAACATTTTAGCAGTACCAGACATTGTTGATTCAACTGAACCACCAGTGTTATAAGACCCATCCATCGTATCCTCTGTATCTGTATCAGCTTCATGTGATAAGCCGTATTCAGTTAAAAAAAGCATTTTAGTAGCATCTACTTTTTCGCCAGCTTTTCTAAACAAAATAATACGGTCATTACTATTTTTCATATTCGCCATTCAATATTCCTCCGTTTTTTAAAATGTTTTGTAAGATATCGTTATTGATGTGTGTAGCAATTCTTGATTAGTAGTATCATCGACTAACTGTGCGATGTTAGTATCATCTTCTTCAAAGTCATAATCGTTTGTTTTAACGCTAGGTGTTAAATCATCGATACACCTTTTAACAAGTCCGTCATGATGTCCTAAATCATCGCTTACACTCCAAATATCAATAACTAAATTCGTATCGCCAGAATAACTATCAAACGTGTACTTACTTCTATTTGACTCCGGCATTTTTATTACAAAAAAAGGATACGGAATCTCTTGTTGCATCTCTTTACGAGAAATAACAGGGAATCCATATCCTTGTAGCGTTTCATACGCTTTATTATAAAGTTGTAAGTTCGGTGTCATGCTTTTATCTCCTATTCAAACAACGCTTTCAATTCTTCTACAGTTGATTTCCTAATCACTTCGTATACCGGCCACATAAAAGGTTCAGCCTCCATGTATCGAGTACCAAATTCTAAGAAACCACTATAAGCTGCATGCGATGTGATAGTGTATTGCAAATCGCCAGTTTTTTTATATCTGATATTGCGTGATAAATTACCAGTCCAATAACCCTTATTCATTACTTCTCTAGCTTTCAATTTAGCTCGTACTACATATTCTTTGGCGTTTTCCTGTAAAATATCATCTACATCATCATCAATGTTGGTTTTCATATCGTGAAATTGGTTTAACAGTGCGTCTAATCCATCTATATTCATCAATTGACCTCTTCGATATAATATGACGTTTCGTGTCTGTATATCCTTGTATCAACTATCTTGTAGCGAATGCCATTAACCAACACGTGGCTAACAGGGTAAGATATTGATTCTTTTATCCTCAGAACACTTACATCGTTTTTTACATCACCAAATTCAAGTTGCTTTCTTGCTCTAGAAATGGGGTTAATATTGCATGGTATCGCATCATAAGTGATTAGTGTGTTTTCTTTTTTGCTAGTTTTAGGATTGTAAGTTGCTACTTGTTCTAATTGAAAAATAACTCTATCTTCATATCTCAAAAGAACACAGCCCTTCCTTTTTTAGTTCTCGTTCTAGCATTAAAGTAATTATCAATAATAGCTTCATACTCCTTGAAATCGTTCAATTCATACGCATTGCTACGTCCGTCAACCGCTTCTGATGTCATACCTTCAGCACCAATCCTGTTGTAGCGTTTAACTGCAACTTCTTTAATCATGTAACTAAACCTTTCCGGTATTTGTTCAACTTCAATAGGTAACATTGATAACAACTGGCTTTCACAACTTTTTATGATTTCTTCTAATTGTTCATCTTGCTTTTCATCTTTAAGACCAATACGTTTTTTTACATCAGCTAGCGTAGTCATATAACCACCTACTCTAGTGACTCAAAAGCATTGATAATTTCAGCTTTTGTTTGTTTTTCATCAACTTGTAAGCCAGCAACACTTGCTATTTCGACAAGTTCTTTTTTGGTTAATTTGTCATTTACAATGTAAATCATTTGTTTGTTGCGTTTATTTTCAACACTAGCTAAAGCTTTGATACGTTCATCTGTAGGATTATAACCTTTACGAGGGTAGACATGCCCTTTCATATAGACATGTCTGTTATCTTCTAAATCTGTAAAATCTACTTTAACAATTCCAATGATTTCGGGCATGTTACCACTCCTAATTATTTATTAAACTTCTCCTGGAACTGAATCTGTTCTTTTGTCAGCAGGAACTAACTTAGCAAACGCTTTATCATCAGCAATATGCAATGCTACATGCATAGTTGCACGTAATGCCACCATGTCTTGTTCAAACAAGTTTACAGGTGTGCCATCTTCGTTTTTAACTGTAGATAATTGTGCAGTTTCATCGATTTTGTATTCGATTAATTGAGGGATACCATAAATCAATTTGTCGAAGTCACCAGTGATTAATTCACCACGTTTTAAGTTGCTTGATTTAAGGTTAACCACAGGTAGACCGTCTAACGAATCACTGTTACGGTCATAAATACGTTCTTTCGTTTCAGGATCTACAATTTTACGTAACAAGCTTCTGTTTTGTGTTTTTGAGATAAATGCATTTGCTTCTAATTCGTCATCTTCAAGCAATGCCTCTAAATCAATAATGTTATCTTGTGTGAAGTCACCTTTAATAACCTTATTAGTTTTTTCAATTGATTGTGCAATTGATTTACCGAACGGATTGTTACCTTGATTCAAAATACCTGCCTCGTCAAACTTTTTATAGAAAGCTTCAGCAATCATAGGTTTCATTTCTTCAAAGAATTGTGAATAAGTGTAATTCAAGAATTCTTTTGTTACTGGTAAGATAACCCCTAATTTAAACGCTCTCATTGTAGCATTAACCCAAGTAGCCTTAGACGTTTCGATTTTTTGACCTTCACCTACCCAGTAAGCACCTGGTTTATCAGCCCAAAAAGTAAACTTCTTCTCAGTACCTTCCATTGGTTCGTACTTACCTAATTGCATGATTTTAGAGTTTTCCATAACCTCTTGTAAGATAGGTGTTGTAAAGTCGTTTAACAACGTGCCATCTTTCTTTTCATGCATCATTACATTGTCAGGGTTAAATACTTGTGGTTTAACATTGTTACTTGCAAAATGTTGCAAATTTAATTTTAATTTTTGTGTTTGTTCCATTTAAATGCCTCCGTTAATTTTTAATAATTCTTTTTTGTCTAGCTATTTCAGCTAAGTTTTGCGGTTTATTTTTAGTCGAGTGATTAAATGAATCTCCACCAGTCAATGGCGATTGTCTAGCGTTAACCTTAACCGCTTCATTAACCGCTTTTTTTACTGCATTAGAAAAAGCTTCAACATTCAATTTAGTTTGTTCAGCAGTATCTGTTACAACTAAATTGACAACCTCATCTGATGAATCAACTTCCGCTTCACTCAACATTTTTCGTGCTTCTGAACGCATTTCGTTTAATTGTTTTTCTGAACGTAATTGTTCCAGTTCTTTTTCCATTTGTTCGCGTTCATATTCATCTTTTTGATCCTTGTTCATTTTCGCTAATTTAGCAGCTTCTTTAGCAGCTTCTGCTGCTTTTTCTTTTGCATACTCATCAGCTTTTTTCTTTTCGTGGGCTACACGACGTTCAAGTATTTCATCAACTTTCTTTTGTTGCTCTGGCGTGAAAGTTATTTCAGTACCTTCGTCATTTTCTTTCTTATCAGGATTTCCTTTTTTACCATCTCCGCCTGGTTCGTCCGGATCATCTGATTGGTCTGCAAAAAATTGCAAATTAAACTTAAGTTTATTTTCTTCCATGAGATATACCTCCATTTATAGTCTGTCGACTGTTTTTCCATGCGTGCTTTTTATGTCATCAGCACGTTTTGGACATAAAAAATAGCCAACACAATTAAGTGCTAGCTATTAAAAGAGAGGTTCATTATATTTCGATTTTTCTTTATCGGCTAATACTGCCGACCTTAAACTGTCTAAGTTTGCATCAATAATAACTGTTTCGTTTCGCTTTTGTAACTCTTTACGTATACCTTTTAATTCTCTTGCTATATCTCTAAGGTATTTGTCAGTATTACTCATATTAGTATCCTCCAAACATTTAATTTACTGTCATACAAAACTAACTTGCCTTTAAAAAACTTCACTTTTAAATCAATCACCGCTTTTCACTTTCCCTCCGAAGTATTTTGTTTTTCGTTTCTTGCTTGGTTTTTTCGGCCACATAGATTTAGGTAGTAAAGCGCAATCTGAACGACAATTGATATGCATAGGATAGAAATTAACACCAATTTTAGCGTCTTTAACTTTGAATATTTCTCCATTAAGCCCTTTGCATACTTTAGTTGTTCTATTATCGATTTTTGCAATATACATATAATATCCTTCCGGTGAAATTTCTTTCATGCTGTCAATGCTTGATTGTGCGTGAACACGTGCCGATTCCGTATAAAGCAATGATTTAATTGCTGCGGTCTTTTGTCGTGCTGTGCCTTCGAATTTATTTAAGTGCTTGCGCATATCTTTAACATATTCATTAGGATGTCGACCTCTAATAACTACATTAGCAATTATTTCTTCTACTTCTTGTTTCATTGCTTCGGTATTAGTCCATAATCGCTCTGACCAAACGACACCATGAAATTGTGTATCAACGATTGTATCTATAACTTCTTTAGCTACTTGTACACCTTCACCTAAAATACCCGCTTGATCACTGAACACACGATAAGCTGTTGATTCGAAATATTCCCTCATCGATAATTCTGTTTGAGCTGTTGCATAAGCAATTAAGAATTCTATTTGAATCTTTAACATCTGTTCTCTAGATACATACATTTTCGTGTTATACTTCTTTAATTCTTCATTTGCTCTATCGCTAAACTCCTTGTTTTCGACCAATCTTTTTGCTTCTTCTTGAAACGCTTTTACATCGAACTCATCAATAATCTTTTGTGCTTCTTGTAATGTAACGCCTGCAAAATCTCCGTACTTGACAATAAACGCATTGATCTCTTTTTCAATGCGCTTAATCATCATATTCAATATACGTTCTATTTCTTCAGCTTTAGTTTTATCACGCTTCAACTCATTCTCGATTGCTTTGCGTCCGCGTTCTTCCCAATATTCTTGAGTGTTTTTGTTAGGCAATTACAATCATTCCTTTTTATCAACAGTATCTTTTGTATCATCATCTTGTTCGTCATCATTGATGTCTCTAGGGTCTTTATAAATACCTTTTTGAGCTTTTTTAATAGATTCTTTCTCATCTTCTTCGATTTTCTTAACTTCTAATTCAGGGTCTTGGAAGAACGAGAATAGAGACATTAAAGTTGTTTGGCTAATCTTCCCACCAGAATCAATATAAGCTTTTAATTCTTCAATCAATGATTTAGGTAAGTTTCTGTTGTATACGTATCTAACAGTATTGAAATCTTTGTTAGCGTCAATCGACCATGTATTTTTAAGTATTGTCTCTAACAACTTAGCACGACGTCTTAACCCTTTAGTAAACAATCCTTCTTTAGTTTTAGTACGTTGTTCCAATCCAAATAATTTGTATTTCATTGCCTCGCCCGATTGAGTGCCGCTAAAGTTATCATCTTTCATGTTAGGCGTGTTGGTAAACATGTGTATATCACTGTTTAAACGGTCTTTATAAGCTTCGGTACCTTGTACATCGTATTGCTTATAAATATAACCACCATCAACAGAGCCTTCTGTTTCTCTACCTTCGCTATCAGCATAAACAGTCGGTTCTAAAAACAACACGTTAGCTTCCTTTTGTTTTCTAACTTCTACAGGATCTAAATTTAAATTACCTTTAATAAGTAACATAGCGTCATTTAAATCACTCATATAGTTAGCAGTATCTGATTCAGCATTATCATACAAATCAATTAAAGTGATTACTTTCTCATAATCCCCTTTTCTTCTTTCGTTGTTGCTAAATTCTGTAATAGGCATACGTTCGAAAGAGTGTGATTCAAAACCGTTTTCACGTGGTGTGAGCTTCAATCCATTTGTTCTACTGGTAAGATATCTATAAACACCGTGTGAAGTGAATAAATCAACTGTAAACACTTCATCTTCGTCAGTCTTGTCTATTGGTTTAGTTCTTAAATATCTAACGCCTGCGATACTATTACGTTCAATTGTATTGTCGTATATGACAAAAGTACTCATTGCATCACTCTTGTATAAACGCGTTTCATCATCTTGGTTTCTAATCATTAACTCATAAGCTTTGCCATAAATTGACAAATCTAATCCTAAAGATCTATTGTGTGACTCAACATCATTTAAATCATTGAACGCCTCAATAGCTTCTAATACATCTTTGTCATCATCTTGATATTGAATTGGATTACCCAAGAAATAGCCGTTGATAAAATCGCTAATATAAGATGCGTAATCATGCGCTACACGGTTATCTGCCATGTACTCTTCTTTGCGTCGTGTTAACTCAACTAAGTTCTTAGTTTTACCTTCGTAATAATCACTTAACACTTTCAATCTAGGTCGTTGGTAATCCATGTGATGTTCAATGTATTTACTTACTTCATTAACGTTTTGTAATAAATCGGATTCCGTCCCGTCATATGTGTAAACAACATTGGCTTCATCATTAAATAAGTAATTTATGTTTCCCCGTAGATCTGTATCTGTTTCAAATTCGTTTACTTTTAACATTTGTTCCCTCCTATAATCCTAGAGATTTTATTGTGTCAACTTTCGAACTGAGATTTGTGCGTTTTCTAACCGGTCTGTAGAATCGTTCCACTGAATAACGCAACGAATCGATACAATGATTGTATGTATCTACTGGTTCATTGGTATATTCACCTGTATCTTTGTCCTTTTGCCATGTGTAGTTGTCAAACTCTTCAATAGTCTTGAAACAACGTTCATCAACAATGATTTCAAATTGCATTAAGAATTGTAACCCTTGTACAACCGAGCCCTTCCCTTTTTTGGTTGGTAAAATCCTTTTAAGCCCTAGATTCCTTAATTCAGCTATACTTTTTTGTTCTGCACTATCTGCTGTAATTTCTTCTTTAGCATAACCAAGTTGCTTTATGACATTAGCTATTTCATCATTCAGCATACCTTGTTTAACATACTCTTCAATGATGTATAACTTCTTTTTCTTTACATCTATTTTAGAATGTATAAAAGCACTAGGATCATTAACGTAGCCAAAGTCCAATCCAAAATAAGAAGGTAAATGTCTTAACTCATCTTTATTTATTAAACGTTTTTCATACTTAGGGAAAACCAATTTGTCTAGTGTAGCAAATTCACCTAACGCATAAATTTTGTAATATGCTGGATTACGATTTGCTAACAACTCTAAGTTTTGTCGTGTCATTTCATCAAGAAACTTATTATCTCGATAACTAGATTGTCTAATCATGACATTTTCCATTGGTTCACCATGTTCAAAGAAATACTTATAAACCCAATTCAGTTTAGATACTGGGTTAAACATCAAAAATATTTGCTTATTCACGTGTTTACGCTCCCTCAAACGCAACGTTAATTGCGTGTAATCATTTAGTGTGAATTCAGACGCTTCTTCCATGACTATGTCTGATATGCCTTTTATCGACTTTATTTTCTCTGGGTTATCTAATCCTTTAAACAAAAAAACTGCGCCGTTTGGCAATTCAACTTTGTTATCAGTCTTATTCCAAAGGCACATGTCCCAAATACCGAAGTTTATCAAACAATCTTTGACATCTTCGAATAAACTATCTTTAATTGTTGATTGGACTTTTCTAAGCCATAGTATACGCCTAGGATATTTCCAGTCTTGCAATGCTTTAAGTACAACTTTTTGTATAACGCCGTGAGACTTACCGCTCGAACCTCCACCGTAATGTACTTCAGTGAAGTTATCGTAATTGGTTAGTATTTCGAATATGTTTCTATTGAAAACATTAGATGGTTTGTTAAAGTTTAATTTAACTTTCGTCATCGTACTCACCAATATTAATCTCAATATTCTTCTGAGTAATTTCTTTTTTATCGATATACGCACCATGAACTTTTAGTATGTGGTCAATAGATCTCTGACGCTCTTCAAAAGTTGGTGTGATTGTGTAAGTAACCTCTTTTTCCACTTCATCGTTTAAATGGTCATATTTCTTACTGTAAGCCTCTTGAGGTTCTCCTCTAGCAATAGAAGCAGATAACGCTAAAGCTTCTGTAATACTCATTAAACGCTCTTCTTGTATCTGTTCTAATCGTTCTTTAATATATTCCGAAACATTAACATTTCTTAACAATCGACTTGCTAAAGACTCTGCTGTTTTCTTACTATAACCTGCTGAAATTGCTGCTTTTTTACCATTACATCCATTCATTATATATTCATCTGCGAATCTCTTTTGTTTTTCGTTCATTTCATTTACCACCAACTCTCGCGCTATACGCTTTTTAAAATTAAAAAAGGGATTGGCTATAATCAGCCAACCCACATAGATCCTTTATTCCTAATTGCGATAAGGGAAACGCAGTAAGATAGTCAATATCTTACGCTATCATATTAACACCGAAAGTGACGTTATTTTTCCAGACTTTTTCCAAACTTAATGTATTATACCTAATTCATCTGCTAATCTAACTAGTATGTCTTTCCTCATATCATAAGCAGTAGACTTACTTACATTTATTTCTTGAGCTACACCAGTTAAATTTAATGTTCTAGGCTTTTTAAAATAATAAAGTTCCATAAGTTTTTGAGTTTCTGTAGTGCTATGATTATATACAACCTCTATAGCCGATTTCATTCTGGCCAATTGCGATAATCTTCTATCATTAACAACTCTAATAGCTTTTATTTCAGTTACACTTACATTGCTTTGCACCCTATCTCCACCGATATTAGTATCTTGTTGACTCCACGGGTTTAAAACTTCATCTCTTACACGCGCTATATCTTTATCGAAGTAATTGTAATTGCTTAATTCACTTTCTAAATATCTTTGCGTTGATTTTCTCAAACTCATTTGTTTAACCCCCGTTAACCTTCAAAATGTCTCAATCTACTTCTTAATATCTCTATCTCCCGCTCTTTAACTTTCACATCGCCTTTTAACTGTTCAGCTTGCAACATCACACCAAACAATAAGATGACTAGTAATATAATTGCTATGATTAACCACATCATCTACTCTGACACCTCCACCCTTATCAAATCTGACTGATCACTCAACTTTGCGTAATCGCTCGGCGCCTCTACATCATCATTAGCCGTCATCATAATATATACTTGCTCAGTTACATACTTACCTAGCTCATACATTGCTAGTAAGAATATTAGTCTTAATATTTTTTTAATCATCATTGTCATCTCCAGTATCAATTAAACTAGGCATCATTCTTAACATAGCCCTTAATTCATGTTCATTCATATTAGCCATCATAGGACTGTAAAATTCACTGTCTTTATCATTAATTTCTTTAATGAAATCATCTTCAATCTTAGCTTTTTCTTCAGGTGTTTTATTTTTATATTTTTTGATTATTTCAGTGTACTTTTTCAGGAATTTCATTTTAGGTATGTTAATCATCATCTGCCTCCTCAACATTGATCCCAACTATATAACCTTTGTTCAATACAAGTTCTCTGCCATAATCTTTTTCTATCGTTAAATAGTCATCATCATTTCTAAAATTGTCCAAAACAAATACTATACTGACCTAATTTAATAACTGCATCTCTTTTAACTTGTACTTCGTACTTCTCTTTCGCTTCTTCTTTACTCTCTGCCTCAACAACTGTAAACCTTTGATTACTCTTAGCTTTAGTTATGTGTGTATGTTTACGTCCTGTTGAATCTTTGAATGTTGTGACTAAGTATTGCGTCACTTCCCCAAAACCTCCTTAACTCGATCTAAGATGTCTTTACACTCCGCTACTTCCGAAGCCTTTTGCTCCACGTTCTGAAACACTTTCGAATTCCTCCACTTGCTTTAGTTCCGGTGTCCATATAGGCACGATAACCAATTGAGCTAGTTTATCGCCTTTGTTGATTTGGTAAACTCTTCTTATGCCTCTTCCATCTTGTACATAGTTACCTTTTATATCTAAAATGCTTATTAATCCATCTTCTAATTCAGCGTCTATATCATCATATAAAAAGGGTATTCCATCACGTTCTTCATCATTCTTGATATTAATCCCTAAATTGCCATGATATCCCGCGTCTATCTTGCCTGTTTCAATCACTAAATACGTTTTACTACTTACACCACTACGACTAGTTAATAGTCCGACATAGCCCTCTGGTATACTCACAGCTACATCTGTTTTGATCACTGCTTTTTCTTGTGGTTCGAGTACGACAGTTTCAGCTGAGAATATGTCATAACCTGCATCCGTCTTATGATTTCGTTCGGGCATTCTAGCATTTTTTGATAATAGTTTTACTTGTAATGTGTTAGTCATTTTCCTATTCCTCCTCATATTTATAGACAACTTGACCTGCCATAATCCCTACTGCTTCATCAAGTTCAATACCTTCTTTAACTGAATGTTGAATAGCATTTGTCATTCCCTCAAGTATTTCATCAAACGCTTGCGCTTTCTTATACACGTCCTCAATCTCTTTTAGCAACCCCTCTGTGTCATTACCGTTATACGCACTAGCACTAATAACGGACTGTTCGATTTTTTCGCGATTATTCATTTGTGTCATCCTCCATAAAAATTTTATTGTTTAATTCCATTCCGAATTTAACTCTTTCATCATCGTTACCGAATTTGTTTATTAAATCTTTTTCAACGCTCTTGCAATACCTATCCCATGCGCTTGCTTTCTTCTCCAGTTCTTTGTTACAATCTCGTAACTTCGCTATAACCCCAATAAGCTCATATCGTTGCTTCTTGTACTCTTCACGATCTTTTAATGCTTTGTGAAGTTTATCTAATAACTTGTTAGAGTTAGTACAAAGATTTTTATATTGTTCATCTGATAAGGTGAACGTCATCTCATAACCTCCAATAGCATCTCATTTTCAAAAATATTTCCAACAATTTCAATAATATCGTCATTTTCACTTAGTAATTCAGTTACATTGCTAAAAGTTATATAAAAGGCTCCTTCTTTAAACTCGATAAAACTTACTTCTCTCGAATAACAATCTTGAACAATATCCCCTTCATAAATCTCCACACCGTGCACATCTTTAAATCCTGTGTATTGTAATAGTTTTACTTCATTGAAACTTTTATAACCTGTTGAAATCAAAATGTACCCACTATTAAAATCGATTTCGTCAATAATACTCATAACTTTTTTATCTTTATCCCAAGCTTTAAATTTCAACATCATACTAGCAACTCCCCATCTTTCCAAATCAATGTCATCGTCATGTCATCGTTTAAGATATAGAATGCTTTGGTAGGGAAAAACGTGTTCTCTAAACGTTCGTTGATACTAATACTTGTGTGTAACGCTGACATACAGGCTCCCTCTTGAAGCTCGTACACTTCAAACAACCTATCAAATACTGTATCTTCTGTGATTTCCTCTTCAACTTCAACTATGAAAGGAGTATCAATTGGAATAAAACTTGATATCGAACACGTATTTGTATTTCGTTGAAAACGAACGAATCCATTACTAAAACTTTTTGCAAGAAAAATTTTTCCTTTTGATAGCTCCGGATTTTCTCGCGCCCACTTAATTAATTCATCTAGTCTCATTTCTTTTTTAACTTTGATTTTCATTTTTACATCTCCTTAAAATAAAGTTAGTTGCTTCTGTTCCTCGTATTCCAAACCATGTTGCTTTATATATATTCCGAGCTCTTCCGCTGTATCAAATGTCTTTTTCACACCTTGCCAATCTGGTACGATATGCCCGTGAAAGTAATAAGCGCCATTCACTACATGGATATGTGCCACTCGCTCGTTATCCTGATACAGATATCTCTTAGAGCCGAAAAATTGGTTTAAGTATTCTTTACGCGCGTTATCTGTCATGGTCATTACTCCCACAAGTCAAACACTCTATCTACATAAAACTTCGCTTTTGCCATATCCTCATGACCATTCTTTAACGGTGCTCTAGACAAGTATTTGATTGCATTACCTATTGCAAATGCTAATTGTGGTGGATACTGTGCCGTTACTTGTTCAATAAAATCTATAATTTCAATATCTCCGTATGTGTAATGTGCTGGTTGCTTAACATTGTCTTGCGTTTCATTCATATCTACTTTTCTGTTACTGATTATGCTCATTATGCTTCACTCCATTTCTTGAACATTTGGTTATAAGTGACTCGGTAAATTTATATGGTTTACCGTTAATCTTCACGACACTCATTTATTCCACCTCTATATATGCATGTCTTATTGTTATGTTGTCATACTTTAGTAATTCATCCGGATTGTCATCTAAGCGCTTTGCTAGCATATCTTTTTCATCATCCACATCATCAAAATGCTGATAATCAACTTCTGTAGGTATTCTTATATCAATCGTTGCGTTTATATATGCTTGTTGTTGCATTAAATCACTTCATTTCTCTTTTTCTTTTACGTCTGACTTTCACTAAGTCCTCATATACCATCCATTCTTGACCTGTGTATTTAGGCGCTTTACATATCCACGTTAAATTCACATCTCTATACTGATATCTGAATATCTTCGCTTTGATGTTGGCAACTTCAGTCGCCTTACCTTTAACGTCTATAACTTCAACCAGTTTCCCTTCCTTCCACAAAGAGAAATCGGCTATATACGTAATCGGTCTTTGCTTCCCAAATTTAGGTTGTAGTTCGAATTTAGGTTGTAGTTCGATACGATCATAGTTAGCGCCATTCATATTACTTTCTAAATATTGGTAATATTCACACTCAACTTTGCTATCAAATACAATTCCTTTGTACTCAACTTTCTTAGCGTTGTATTTACTCATTGTGCACCTCTATAAACGATAATTGCGCTAGGAAAAGGAGCGCTGTTTTTACTATCTCCAAACTTCAGACGACCGCGTAGGAATCTTATATCATCAGCCTTATTAAAAATGTAATCATGCCAATATGTCGTGTCTGTTCTTGCGGGTATTAAACAAACTACCGTTGCGCCTTTCAAACTTTCTTCATAAGCCTTCTCGACCCAACGCTTAATACTTCGACCGTATGGCGGGTTCATAAAAACAATGTCCTCAGACCAGTCTTGAATTAACCCATTATCTTTTACTGTATAATACTTCCGGCATTTGGCGTTCTCGTCTGTTGAACAAGGATCTAATGTAAAACTGAATTCTTCGTTTAGGTCATCAAATAAATGTTGTGGTGTTGTCCACTCGTTTGTTTTACTACTGTAATGTACTTCCATGTGCCACCTCTAAATATCAAATATCGTTGCTTGTAAACCTAGTTCTTGCTCATATAAAAGCCCGTGAGCGCCTTTGAATCGTTTTAGGTCACTATCAGCCATGATTTTCTTTTCGTCGCTGAAATGGGCTCCTGTGAGCGAATAAACTTCATTTACGTTGTCTTTATACTTGATGACCTTAATATCTTCCGTGCCATCTTCTCGGTATAAGTAATATTTTTCTTTCGGCATTTTTAACATTCCTTAATATTCGACGATAGCGGGGCGTGTATGACGTTCTGCAAGTTTTTGGATAAATAGGTCGTACAACCTATTTTCATCGCCCTGTGCCTCATCTATGAGTTTCTGAGCGTACATATCTGAACACTCAAGTTTAGTTTTTAAAAATTCTTTGGTTACCATGCATCTCGCTCCCTGAAATCGTCTCCGATTACTCTTACTTTTCTTGCATTGTGTTTCATTCTTGAATTGATACGTTGCCAGTTCATATTTTGATTTAGTTCTTTATCACTAAAGTTAGTTGTAAAGATGTTGTTTTTACCTACTCTGTTATCAACAATGCTGAAAAGTTTGTTTAAAGTATGTTCTGTGTTCTCTACACCCATATCATCTAGTACAAGTAAATCAATATCGCTTAACAATCTGACTAACTCGTCTGTAGTCTCTACTGCATTTTTGTTGTATGTCGCTTTGATACGATCCATCAACATTGGTATGTGCATAAAAGCAACCGTATGCCCTTTAGCTTTGACTGCTTTTGCGATAGCGTATGCTAGGTGGCTTTTACCAGTTCCGTATGAACCTTGCAATATTAATGATTTTGGTTCTTTTGTAGAGAAGCCTTGTACGTACTCTATTGCTGTTTGTTTAGCGTGTACTTGTTTTTCATTTTGTGGCTTATAGTTGTTAACTGTTGCATCTCTTAGAGACGGATTAACATTTGATTGATTGAAAATATAATCAAGTTTCTTTTGTTTATTCCTTTTGTATTCTTCATAAGCCAATCTTTGAATTTCACATTCGCAACCGTCTTTGTATTCATATCCATTTTCAAACTTATATAAGTCATATTGATGCCCGCATTTATCGCAATTCTGTCTTAGTATTACTTCGATTGGTTGATATTTTTTTAAACTCTCGTTTATTTTTTCGTTGAATAACGGTTTCATAAGATCCTCCTAGTCCCAATAACTTTCGTCGTACTTCATACGTTCCAATTGATCTATGCCAGTTGGTTCTGCTTTTTGATTGAGGTATCCCTCAAATTTATTACCAAAAAGTGTTTCTGGTCTAAGGTATTTATCGCTATCCGTGTTTAGCCACTCAGCTGTTTTGATATCAATCACCTTTTTAAAATCCTCCAACCTAAAATCTTGATTCCATCTTGCTTTAATAAAATCTTTTGTTTTAGCTGTATTGTGTTTAAAATGCTTGCCCGCTTTTTTGTTTAAGTAATCGATAATTTCTTTATAGGGTATAGAAGATGCTGTCGGGTTGTCCGACAATATATCTATTCTATTTATATTGTTATTACTTGTATTATTAATACTTGTATTATTCTCTTTGACATTTGCGTCAATAGGGGTATTGACAGAATTATCAATAGGGGTATTGATTTTTGCGTCAATAGGCATTGACGATTGCGTCAAGGGGTACATCTTCCTTTGTTTAACTTCATTACCTTCTTTGATAATTTCGATTTTTAGATAACCAAATTTGATAAGGTTCGAAATTCTACGAGATATAGTTTCTTTAACGACGTTGTATAAAGTTGCAAAGTAACCATTACTTGCTGTGCAGTATCCATACTTATTACTTAAAGACGTTATTTCTGCAAAAAGTAATTTTTCACTATCAGTAAGTCGATTATCATATCTGACATTTGCCGTTATTATTGAGTAGTAACTTGGTTGTTCAGTCATTCTCAGCACCTTCTTTCAGTGCTTTTATTTTGTCCGGTATTTCCCAGTTAGATATGAATTCTTTAAGTTCATCTGTCATAGGTACGTCATTAAGGATTACGTCTGAACCATGTAAATAAAAATTAATTTTATTAAACATGAGAGCAGTCTCATAAATATTTTTTGACCATCCAATATGATATGTCTTTCTTTTATAAGTTATTTGCGCTACATAACCACTTTGAGTTAAATAGACTCCTTTGAACTTACTTTTTCCTCTTCTACGACGTTTTTGGTCTTTGTAAGTTTTGTATTCATATTCAAATATAGAGTCATTTTGATTTTTATGATTCTTATAACCTTGTCCGTCCCAATATTTATCTACTGCGCTGTTGTATGCTTTAGCTGCCTCCCATTCATCAACAAAACTACCTAAATATTTAGATTTGCTATCAATTTTTATTACAGCAGACCATTTTTTTGTTTTTCGATTTAAATAAACACCTTTATAGATACTCGAAGTATTTCTTGTAGGCCTTGCCCATCGTTGTTGATAACCAATTGAAGTGATGTTGTTTTTGGTAAAATCATTATTTTTTATTTTTTGAAAACCATTTTCTAATACAAATCCACTTAAGCTAACGTTGAGTGTCTTTGTGTGAATTCTTCTAACGTTATCTACATAAGATTTTGTCCAAATATATTGATTAACCCTCTCATAATCTTCATCATCAACAAAAATTTCTTCTCCATCTTGTAAAAATATCGATTTAACCATTATTCTCCTCCTTTCAGCATTTTGTTGAGCCTCTCATCAACTTTTATCCACGAGTCATGCAAGTGGTATTTATCATCAAACGACTTAACGCCAATCGCATGTTGCTCGTTGTGATGTTCGCGACATAACGCTAATACATGTTTGTCATAGTGGTTCATTTTGTTTCTGTTCATGCCTCTGCCAACTGCTTCATAATGTGCTAGGTCAGCGTGAGGCTTTCCGCATATTACACAGTTGCGGTTAACAGTTGACCAGTATAAGAATGATTTATCTTGTTTCAGCAAGTCGCTTGTTTTATAACTAAGCGGTATGTCGTTGTGAAATATCCAATCGAGTGTTACCTCGATAATTTGATTCGCTTGCATCCGTGTACAGTCACTTAACGAAATACTCTTGTCATAGTCATACAGAACCGTTACATATTCTTGGAACAAATACCTCATATAGTCACGTGGTTGGCCTGTGTGGCTCTCTATGTCGTTACAGAGCGCAAATATTTTTCTTCGTTGCTTGTCTGTTATTTTGAATGGGTCTTCGATTCGCAAATCACATTCGACTTCGTAGCCGTTATCAAGTAATAATGTTTCTTTGTCTCCTAGCTCGGCACCCTCGATAACGACTGTTGTTGTGCCGTCATCTTGAGTGATATAGTTTTTGATTTGAGCCATTTAATCACGTCCTAGAAAGGTAAATCATCGTCAGAGATTTCTATAGGACCATTAGCATTAGCAAATGGATTATTTGATTGCTGTCTATTCTGTGGTGCGTTATATGAATTATGCTGTTGTTGGTTGTTAGATTGACCGTTGTTTTTACGTTCAACGAAAGTTATATTGTTGACTGCGATGTCTGTAGTAAACACTTTCTGTCCTTGATTATTTTCATAACTACCGGTTTGTATTGAACCAGTAACGCCAATTTTATTACCTTTATTAAAGTTATTAGCGATGATTTCAGCAGTCTTACCAAATGCAACACAACGAATGAAGTCTGTTTCATATTCGTTAGTTTGTTTGTTTTTGAATGGTCTCTGTACTGCGATTACAAAGTTAACTACGTTGTTGTTTTGACCTTTTAACTCTGGATCTGCCACTAGGTTCCCAATTAAATTTACTGTATTCATTGTTCAATTCCTCCAAGCCATTTTTTTATCTGTTGTCTGGTTACATTGATTTGGTTTTTATTCAGTGCTTCGACGTTCATTTTTTCTAATTTGTTAATTTGTTCCTGGTATTTTTCCGCGAATCCACTTTCTTTAGCTATGGCTATAAAATCATTAACTTCTTTAGTTAGTATGTCTTTAAATTCTTGACTTACTGTTGAATATTTATCTTGTTTTTGTTTTGCGTCTGCGTCATCTTCATCAGTTGGAATGTTAAAGAACTTCATTAAGAAATAGCGTTCAGCATAAGTTAACGCTGTGCCATGTGCTTGTGAAATATCATTTTGTTGACCGTAAGCGTGATAACTTACTTCATACTGTTCTTCTGGTTTATCAGCATTAATCCATGTATAATTCAAATCCATTTCAACTATGAATTCTGTCACTTCTTGACCTTTTTTGTTTTTAAAAGTATGTGTCGTCCAATTTTCATTTGACGTATTGGGGACTAACAATAAATTATGTTCAATCATCTTTTCTCTTATTCTGTGTAATATTTGAGATCCTGAAACATACGAGAAGTTATAACCCTTAGTATCTTTTGTGAAGCCCGCAATATTCGCTTTAACATCTGCTATTTTTTGGTACAAATTAAGTTGTTCGGCCATCTATTCTCCCACCTTTACCGTGTATGACGTTGGTTTCTCCACAATGCTAGCACCCTCTAAAACTTCGCCATTTGCGTCAATCAATGTGCCGTTTTCAGTTACATTGAAATCTTTCTTAATGTCTGATTGGCTAAGTTTTTTAGTTACTTTTACATAGTTGTCAAAACCTCGTTGCTCAAGTTGTTTAATGACTTCTTGCTCATTGCTAACTTGAATGACTTTTGAACCTTTTCTGGCTGTCACTTTTCCGTAAGGTGTATTCAACTTGAATTTGCTATCTTGTTCTTTTTGTATTCTGTAATATTCAATTACAAGGCTTTGTAAATATTCTTTGCCACTCTGTAATTTTTCTACTTCTTTATCTTTCCATTCGTTTATGCGTTCAATTTCTTTATTTGCTAAATCGTTGATTTCATTCTCTTTAGTTGTGATTGCATCCAGTTTCTTAAAAACCCAGTTAGCACTGTCTAGATCAGTTACTTTGAATCGGTCGTCTTGTTCGAATGTTTCTAATTCTCTCTCTTGTAAATCATTCACTTTTCATACCTCCTACCATTTCATGACTAAGTTAATTAGTCTGTCCTGTTCGTCTGTGTTCTCTTCAATCCATTCATCTATTGCTTGGTTGAATAAGTCTGATGCCATATCTAAGTCATTCTCATCTACGACATAAGCATGTTTAATTGGTACGTTGTTCATATCTTTAACTTGTATTGATATGCCCATATGACCTTTTAAAATGAATAGCTTAAAATCGAATCCGTTAACATGAATATTTTTGCGTATGATTTCGCCTATTTCGTAATACATCTTGACTTCCTCCGTTTTTCGTTTTATATTGAACACGAATTAATTTTGTTAATCGTTTGTCACTGTTACTTGTTGGCGCAAGTAGCAGTTTTTTTATTCTCCATAAAAGTATTCCTTATAAAATATGAATGTTGCGATACTTGCGAATCCTGCAATTGACCATGCAGTAGTGAAGTATAGAAACGGCATAAGTACAATTGCTAAGACTGTGAAGCACAATACTGCTAATAGGTAGCTTTTATAAATGTTACTCATTTTCTTTTTTCAACGCCTCCATTATTCTCTCGTCTGACAAGCCGTGATAAGGGAATTTTTCTCTAGCTAATTGGACTGGTATTCTGCCTCGAATCGCAATGTAACCTTCGTCTTCAAGCTCTTTATTCAGTTCTCTTATTATTTGTCCTGCTTTGGATTTAGAAACAGATAAAATTACTGCAAGTTCTTTAGCTTGCAAACTATTTTTTATCATATCTATTCCTCCTTTTTATTTTTGTGTTGTGTATAATTTAGTTATCTCCTAGTGAAAGGAGGTGATAAGTATGGAATTTAATGATTTTCAAAATTTCTTTGGTGAACTTAGTAATCAAGCCGAAAAAGAATTCGGTGGTGACAGTGACTTTTTTAGAGATAGAATAAATAAGTTGAAAGAAGATGCTCCTGAAAACGTATCTTACGAAATTATTTATTCAATAGCTTTATACGAAAGCTTAAAAGCTCAACAAGATATGAAAATTTTGAATACAGTTAAATATCTTTTAGATCGTGACTAGCAATATCCAACAATGATTTGCTCTGAGCATTATTAATTTTTGGATAATCAAAATTTCTAAGTTTAAATCTTGTGTTTTTCTCAATCTTTACAACCTTCCACGTCACAACTGCCATTGTGATGAGGAGGGTTGTTTTGTATAGTGTGTTCATTTGTAATTCCTCCTATTAAGTTGTTTGTTCAATTGTGTGTTATTCTTCTTCGTCTAAATCAAAGTGCTGTTCGATTTGGTCAATTGCCCACTCAATCATTGATTCAAGGTGTTTCTCTCTGTCGACTTCGTAAGTGTGCTCAATCTCGCCTGCATATGTCACAGTAAGAGTATCTTTGTGTGTGTATGTTTGACTTTTGTTTTCTTTAACTGCATAAAGTGTTAATACTATATTGTTTAGCTTTTCTTTTTGTTCTGGTGTCATTTACGCTCCCCCTAAATTAGCTTCATAACCGAATTCAGTCATGATTTCATGTATTTTCAATCTGCCTTTTTGTGTCCATCTAGTTTGTAAAACTGTGTCTTCTCTACCGTCAGAGCGTACAATTGCTATAGTGTCTGATTCTGTGTAACTCTTGCCCATGTGTTCTGAGTAAAGCACCCACTGTTTATTTACTTTTCGTTGTAATCTAGCTTCGTGTAGTAGTTTGTTTAACTTTTGTGCTGATATACCGTAGTCTGCCGCGATTTGAGTTGTGGCTAATGTGCCAGTTGATTTTAAGATTTCATCAACATAATCTGCTTTGGGTTTTAGCTCTCCAATTTCTTGTTGTAAAAGTAAGTTTTGCTCTTTTTCTTTCTTATACTCAGTCAACACTGTAATGATGTAGTCTGGATCTTTTAATGTTTGTTCAATTACATTGTCTGTTGCGTATATACCGTGTTTGCGAATAGCTGGTAGGACATCTGATGTTACCCAGCGTTTGAATTTTCTAGCGGTTTCTCTAATTTTTTCGTTTTTGCTTTGTTTAGAAGCATCGAAGATTAGACTGTATAATCCTGATTCGTTGATAATGATCATATTTCTGTTTTGACCTGATGCACTAAATTGGTGCGTCAGCTTGTCCTCGCTATCAACATGATTTCTAATGGCATTGTCTGATCTTGCATATCCTAAAATCTCAGCAATATCTTTTCCTACAAAATAAGGTTCGTTTTCAATTTCTACTGTTCTTACTGGTAGCTCTTTAAAATTAAATGTTTGTAATGCTTGCATTTGAGTATCCTCCTTTTTCCTCAACACCCACATTCAGCAGACGGTTATCGCAATGACTATCGAATGTATTTAAACGCGGCTCATATCATCGCCAGCTCTCGCTCACATCTGCTCAATGTGGATGTTGATAAGCGTGGTTATATTAAGAAGTGAATGTTACTGATTCACTTTCCGCCACTCTGTTAAATCAGTAACTTTGTTATCGCTTTCAACACCGTTAAGCTTGTCTAACGCTTTCACTACTTTTTGGAACTCTTTGATAGCACTTCGTAGCTTTTTAGTAATTTCATCTTCTACCATTTCCAAACCAGCAAATGCGTCTTCGTTATTCATGCTTAGATATTTGTTGAAAAGATCTCGAGTGTATCTTATTTCTTTAAGTGATTTATCATAAGCTTCAATTTGTCCTGAAAGGTTATGATATTTTAGTTGTAGTTTTACTAATTTTAATGATTGGTCTTGCATTTGTTATGTCTCCTTTAAGATGTTTGTTTGCGTTTCGTGTACTTTGTGGGTAAAAAAATATCTCCAATATTTTCGTCAAAAAAATCAGCGATAATAAACATCTCATCATTCTTAAATTGATGCTTTCCTAATTCTTTTAAACGATAACCTTCAGTTGATATATTCAAGAGGTTTGCTAAATCTTCTTGAGTACACTTTCTTTCTTTTCTCAACTTTATTAAATTCCATTGCATGTTGTCACCTCCCGCTTACAAAACCTACTATACACGATACGTGTACTTGAGTCAACATAAAAGTTTGCTTTTCGTGTATTTTTTTGTTGAATACCAAAAATAATTGGGTTATACTATAGGTAAATTTAAGGAGGTAAGAAAATGGATAAAAAAGAATTAGCGAAATTTATAGGCAATAAAATCAGATACTATAGAACCAAATTGAACTTAACTCAAGATCAACTTGGAGAAAAACTCAACACTAAAAAAGCTACTATTTCAAATTATGAGACAGGGTACAGAACTCCTAAACAAGATGATTTGTTTGAAATTGCTCATATTTTAAATATCAGTATCGATGATTTGTTTCCTACAAGAAATAATAAAAAAAACGACATCACTTCCATATACAACAAACTCACACCTCCCCGCCAAGAAAACGTACTTAACTACGCAAATGAGCAATTAGATGAACAGAATAAAGTCACTTCTATAGATGAATATAAAGAGTCTAAACTAGTATCGTATATTGCATGTGGTGCAACTGGTGCTGGCATAGGAGAAGAATTATATGATGACATATTGCATGAAGAAGTATTTTTTAAAGAAGACGAAACGCCATCAAATGCTGATTTTTGTATTTTAGTTAATGGTGATTCAATGGAACCTATGTTAAAACAAGGAACATACGCTTTTATTAAGAAAGAAGATTCTATTAAAGATGGTACAATTGCACTCGTTGTATTAGATGGAGTAAGTCTTATCAAGCGTGTAGATATATGCGAAGACTATATTAATTTGGTATCTCTAAATCCGAAGTATGATGATATCAAAGTCGCTTCGTTTAGTAATATTAAAGTAATGGGCAAAGTTGTATTGTGATTAATAGCGCCTATATGGCACTTTAATATAAAAGACGTCTATTTCAGCAGTGTTTAAAAGGAGTTTATAATGAAAATAACTAATTGCAAAATAAAAAAAGAAACTATAGTATATGAAGTTTTAACTAGTGGTAATCAACCATTCACTTATGAGTTACCTAAAGATTTATCGTCACATAATGCGCGTAAATACTTGGAATTTATTTCACAAAAAATAGATGGCGATAAGTTAAATTAATTCAAAGAATAAAGTAACTTCATAAAGAGTACGAAGAAAACGATCTAATGACCGAACTTATTCTTGAATATTTAGTAAAAAAGTATGTTGAAGAAGAATATAGGAAATAAACGCCTATATGGCGTGAGGAGGATGAGGGATGGAAGAGAACGCACCTTTAGAAACAGCAGTTAATAATTTTAAAAAGATTCAAAATAGCGAGATTTACAAATTTAAATATATGAATTCATGGTGTCTTGAATATTCAGAGTTTTTATTGGATGAAGTTAGATTGTTAAAAGAAAACAAAAGTTACACCAGATATAAAAAAGGCACTATAATTTATGTAAAGTTAGGTGTTAATGTTGGCAGAGAGTTTTCTGGAAACCATTTTTGTATGGTACTTAATAATCACGATTCAAATAAAAATCCAATATTAACGGTAGTTCCACTTACATCTTCCAGAAGTAAATTCAATGTGCATATCGAAGAAGATTTGTTACCTTTAGTATTGGAAAAAATGGACGTAACGGGTAAGGATTTAGCTAAAAAAATCATGAACAATCTTGAAAAGGTGTCAAAAGCAGAAAACCCATACGATCAAAAATTACTTGATGAAAACAAATCGCTGAATGACGACTTCAAAAAATATTCGAAGGTTCGCAAAAGATATGAGCGATTCAAGTATAAAAAGACCTATGCTAACGTTTTAAATATCACTACAATCAGCAAGGATAGAATATCGAAAATTAATAGGTATGACCCTGCCGGAGAAATATCATATTCAAAAGAAACAGTAGATAAAATTGAAAATAGTATAAAAATTAGATTTCTTAGTTAAATCGCTTGAACTACACTCTCTTTGATGGTATATTACATATATACAAAACAAGCCGCTGAAATATTTGCGGCAAGCTTCAAATTAGACAAGTCGCTGAAATATTTGCGACATGAGAGGGTGCATCTGCGCTCTCTCTTTTTTTATACAATTTTCACGGGTAGCACGCCTACCCTTATTATTTTTTGCCAATTTTGAGGAGGGAGAAGCAAAATGCCAGTATATAAGGATGATAATACAGGTAAATGGTATTTTTCCATTAGATATAAAGATGTATACGGTAATAACAAACGAAAAATGAAGCGTGGGTTTGAACGTAAGAAAGATGCCAAACTAGCTGAAAGCGAATTTATACAAAATGTTAAATATGGATACTCGGACAATCAACCCTTTGAATATATATTTTTTAATCGTTTAAAAAATGAAAATCTTTCTGCACGCTCAATAGAAAAGCGAACTACAGAATATAATACTCACATAAAAGAAAGGTTCGGAAATATCCCTATTGGCAAAATCACTACTACGCAATGTACTGCTTTCAGGAATTATTTGTTAAACGATGCAGGTCTTTCTGTTGGCTATGCACGATCTGTGTGGGCAGGTTTTAAAGCAGTTATCAATTACGCCAAAAAGCATTACAAGCTCTTATACGACCCCACATTATCGGTAACTCCTATTCCCAGAACAAAACCACAAGCTAAATTTATCACTCGTGAAGAATTTGATGAAAAAGTAGAACAAATCACAAACGATACTTCTCGTCAGCTAACTAAACTGTTGTTTTATTCTGGTCTTAGAATAGGCGAAGCTTTAGCTTTGCAGTGGAAAGATTACGATAAAATAAAAGGCGAAATTGACGTAAATAAGAAAATCAATTTAAGTAATAGAGAAATTGAATATAATCTAAAAAAAGAAAGTTCTAAAGGGATAATACCTGTACCAAAATTAATTAGAGAGATGCTTAAAAACATGTATAATGAATCTTCTAAAAGATATAAATATTTTGACGAAAACTATTTTATATTCGGGGGGTTAGAACCTATTAGATACGTTACCTATTCGTATCATTTTAAATCTGTATTCCCGAATCTAAAAATACACCATTTAAGACACTCGTACGCAAGCTATTTAATTAATAATGGTGTAGATATGTATTTATTAATGGAATTAATGAGGCACTCTAACATTACAGAAACAATTCAAACGTACTCTCATTTATATACTGATAAAAAACATCAAGCTATGAACATATTTGATTAA